GGTCATAGATACATTATGGGTGTCGATGTAAGTAGAGGAGATAGTGAAGACTTTTCAGCAATTAATATTGTGGATTTTGATGAGAGGGAACAAGTATTAGAATATGTAGGAAAAATCCCACCAGATGATTTAGCATCAATCGCATATAAATGGGGTATTTTATATGATGCGTTTATAGTGATTGATATTACGGGTGGTATGGGTATTGCTACATCCAGAAAATTACAAGAGATGAATTATCGTAACTTGTACATAGATGGTATTAATACACAGAATATATGGGAATATAACAAAAAAATTATGGACAAAATTCCCGGTTTAAACTTTAATAATAAAAGGACACAAATAGTTGCGGCCTTTGAAGAACAATTAAGAAAAGGATTTCAAGTTAGATCAAATAGATTGTTAAATGAACTTAACACGTTTGTTTACATAAATGGTAGACCAGACCACATGAAGGGTTCACATGATGATGCAATTATGAGTTTGTCTATGGCACTTTATGCATCTGATATATGTTTTAATCAGTTACAGAGAAATGATTCTCAAAATAAAGCAATGTTAGAATCTTGGGTTATGTCTGAAAGAACATACGAACCACAAAAAACATTTTATTCGTATGGTACATCATTAGATCCTATCGGGTCAATGCAAACCGACCCATCATTTTTTCATCAAGAAAACCCATTAAACAATTCTAAAAACGCATATCAAGAATATTCGTGGTTATTTGGAAAAAAGAAAAATCTTTCCTAATTAAGAATAAAAGTTTATATTATAAACAAAACTATTTATATACATATGGCGGATAATAATCTTACAGTATTTCAAAAATTAACAAGAGTATTTGGGTACCCTGGTAAAACAAAGCCGGAGAGTTCCCCATCGTTTAATTTTTCGAAAGATGAATTATTGAAGACTGATAGTAAAGAAGAATATGAAAAAGCTCTTTTACAAGCTCAACAATCTCAATATATCGCGGATAAATGGACTAAATTAGACCAATCTTTATATAACCAATCGGTTTACTATGAACCAAATAGATTGGCAGCCTATTACGATTACGAATCGATGGAGTTTACTCCTGAAATATCCGCCGCACTTGACATTTACGCAGAAGAATCCACTACCTTATCTGAAAAGGGTGAAATTTTAACAATTTACTCTGAATCAGATAGAGTTAAAGGTATTTTGGAGGATTTGTTCAAAGAAAAATTAGACATAAACACAAATTTACAAATGTGGGCTCGTGGAGTCTGTAAGTACGGGGATAACTTTGTTTACTTAAAAGTTGACCCAGAAAAAGGTGTTATCGGTTGTCAACAACTTCCAAATATTGAAATTGAAAGGATTGAAGGTGCCGTAACCAAGACTCCTGGAAACGAAAAAAATAGAATGCCAAGTAGGGAATTAAGATTTCAGTGGAGTAATAAAGAAATGGAATTTCAGTCTTGGGAAATTGCTCATTTTAGATTATTAGGGGACGATAGAAAATTACCATATGGTACATCCATGTTGGATAAAATTAGAAGAATTTGGAAGCAGTTATTATTAGCTGAAGACGCAATGTTAATTTATAGAACATCAAGAGCTCCCGAAAGAAGAGTATTCAAGGTTTTTGTTGGTAACATGGACGATAAGGACATTGAACCGTATGTACAACGTGTTGCTAGTAAGTTTAAACGAGATCAAATATCAGACCCGAGAAATGGTCAAGTAGATATGAGATATAATCAAATGGCTGTTGACCAAGATTATTTTATACCTGTTCGTGACCCAGCACAAACTAATCCAATTGAAACATTAGCGGGAGCAGCTAACTTAGGTGAGATTGCCGATATTGAATATATTCAAAAGAAATTATTAGCAGCTTTAAGGATACCGAAAGCGTTCTTAGGATTTGAAGAGGTTGTTGGTGAGGGTAAAACATTGGCGTTAATGGATATTCGTTTCGCAAGAACAATCAATAGAATCCAAAAGTCTTTAATTCAAGAATTAAATAAAATCGCTTTAGTTCATCTTTACCTTTTAGGGTTAGAGGATGAATTAGGTAATTTCTCTTTGTCTTTAACCAATCCATCTGCTCAGTCCGATTTATTGAGAATTGAACAATGGAAAGAAAAAGTTACTCTTTATAAGGATGCAACATCTGACCAATCTCAGGTTGGTATCCTTCCTGTTTCACACACATGGGCTAAGAAAAATATTCTTGGTATGAGTGATAGTGAGGTTATTCTTGATTTACAACAACAACGATTAGAAAGAGCAATGGGATTTGAATTGCAGAATACACAAAATATTATTAAGCGTTCTGGTGTGTTTGATGATGTTGATGCTAAATACGGTATATCTGAGGAAGAAAGAAAATCAATGGAGGCATCAGGTCAAACGGGTGAGGCTCCAGCAGGTGGAGAAATGGGAGGATCCCCACCTCCACCACCAACAGGGGGAGCAGAAGGTGATTCAGGACCATTAAGTGAATCAAGAAAATCAAAAATATTAGGTATGTTAGGGGAAGAAAAATTAGATTTCAATGATTTATTCGACATGAACAAAGCACAACAGAATATTTATGAAATAGAAAATAAAATAAAAGACATTTTAAACGATTAAAAATGAACAATTTTGGAAAAATAAAAACAAAAATATTAGGTAAGTTAACCGAATCATATTCATCTAATAATAAAAAAGAGATGAAGGAGATTTTAAAAACTATTAAGGGAAACGAAGATTTCAAAGAAATGTATCTTTTCTATGAAGAAGTTGAGATGAAGTATTTTGAAGATAAAGAAGTTGCAAAATTGTTTGTTGAAGAATTATCGTCAGTATTGAAAGATAAATCTAAAAAGATGAGTAATTTCTGTAAATCTTTACAAGAGTCTTTAAAAGACGTGGAGGTGGAAGAAAATGAAGTATATTCAATATTAGATCAATTATCTGAACATGATACTTTAAATAACATCGATAAAAAAGTTATTGCTAAAAAGAAATTATTTGAACATCTAACCACTCAAAAAGTAACTAAAGAATCTGAAAAGATAGTTCACACAAATAATGAATCTCTTTTACAGGCTGTATTGGTGAATAACTTTAATGTTTTATATAATAATAATTTAAGTGAAGATCAAAAACAAACCTTAAAAAGTATTTTATCTATGTCATCAGACGAAATAGAAACCAAAACAACAGAATTAAAAGAATCTTTAAACGAAAAGATTAGTGGTTTAATTTCAGAATCATCTGATATAGAAATGAAAGAAAAATTAAGTAGAGTTAAAGATGAGGTTAATAGTAAAAAACCTTCTCGATTAAACTATCACAGTCTAATAGAATTAAAAAATGGTCTTGATTAATCAAGACCATTTTTAATTTTCTGAACATATTGAGCTTTCAACACTTCTTCACGTCTTTTCACCGACGGTTTTACAAATTCTTGTCTTTCTCTTAATTTTTGAATTTGCTTTGTTTTTTGAACTTTACTTTTGTAAACTTTCAACGCGGACTCAATATTCTTTTCAACTTTTACTATTAACATAATATATAAGTATATTAAAAATATAGTGAAAATATTTTTTATTTCAAATTATTTTATTTATTTTTTATTTACACCATAAAATAATGAAATATGAAATGAATTAATGAAAAACGGAAAGTATATCTCTTTAGGGGATTACAAAAATGTGAAAGTTGGATACGGAACCGTAGATTTTAAAAATTTGAAAACAATTTACTTAAAATTAAATTCTTGGGTCCAACCAACAAATGAAATTGATGATTTTGACACCTCAATAAGTAAGACAAGAAGAATTATTAAAGAAATAATTTACAGTTTACGAAATGAAAATTTTAAACCTCAATGTATTGTTGATTTAGATATCAAAACTAAGGGTATTAAAATAGAAAAAAGGTCTTTTATGAATTTAGAGGTTACTTTATATATCGATAAGGTTTTTGATGTTAAATCAAAATCAACAAAAACAATGGTTAAAGATATTATTGAAAATCTTATTGATAACGGTTTAACGGATAAAAACCTATTTAACTTTAATAAAAACAAAAAATAACTTATATATCGATGTATTTATATAGTATAATTTACTATATAAATGAAGATATTAGGACCAAATGAAATCGGCAAAGGAATATTGATTGAATATGATGCCGGTCATGTATCACCTGAAGATAATAAAAAGATTATTTCCGAAATGAAGAATATGGACTTCTCAGAAGACCTTATTCTTTATGCTGTTTTACAGAAATACGACACTCCAAATAAAAACGGGAGAATCTATCCCGAACTAATCCTTAAAAGGGAAAACGAAAAATATCAAAATTTAATAAAAAAGGGAGGTGCTCTTAATGAGTTAAACCACCCATCATCTTCACTTATCGATTTAGATAGGGTATCCCATTCTATTCTTGAAACATGGTGGGACGGTAAAATGTTGATGGGTAAAATTAAATTATTCACATCCCCTGGTTGGAAAAAGATGGGTATTGTTTCAACTAAAGGTGATCAAGCTTCAATGTTAATTATGAATGGTGCAACATTAGGTATTTCATCAAGAGGAGTTGGTTCACTTAAAAATGTTAAAGGTCAAAACATGGTTCAAGAAGACTTCGAATTAGTATGTTTTGATTTAGTTT